GCGCGGCATTGGCCTTGCGAGCCGCTTCGGCCGCTTCGGGGGTAAAGTTGGGGGTTAGGGCTTCTTCGGGGCTTGGAACGAGGGAGTAGGCGGCATTTGGGTTCAGTTCATCATCGTGAGAAGTCACTAGATCGTCGGCATTAACGACCTTGTAGCGAACGCCGACCTTGCGCCCGGACGGCGTAAACACCGAATCGCTGGCTCCCGGAGCCGACGCTGCCACCCCAAACAACTTTTCCGCTATCGCCGGGGCGGTCTCGGGAGCACGGGTTGCCGCTTCCTCAACCCCCCGCCCCATCGTCGCGTCTATCGACGACAACAGCCGCGTCATAGCGCGATAGGCCGGAGATGCACGGCCACCAGCCATCATTTCATCACGCATCAGCCGCGTCAGCCGTCCCCGCAGAGCGGCCAATTCTTTGAACGACTGCGTATTGGGCTGCATTTGCGTCGTGCCGAAAATCTTGGATGCTTCGCCTTCCAGCGGATCGTTCTTCGGGATGTCCTTGACGATGGCGCGAGCCTCGGCTTTGATGTCGCGCATATCGAGAGCCAACTTACCTTCCGGGTCCACGGCGTCATACAGCCGCGATACCCTTGTTTTTTCCCGAGCGTTGATGTCCGCGAGGCCGCCACGAATCCGCTGTCCAAACGCCTGCAACGCCGTCGCCTGTTGGTCGGCGCCTGCCGGAACCTCGCCGCCAACAGCCGCCGTTGCGCGGCGCGCGCCAGTTTTCAGCGCATCTGCCTGCGCTTCGTGCGTAGCATCCATGTCGGCAAGCTGGGCACGAAAGGATTCACCGACAGCGTGCGGAGAGGCATCGACCGGCGCCAAACTCCGGACTTGACTGACGCGAGCGGCGTTCTGTTCAGCAGAACGGCCCTGAAACTGAGCGGGAGCAAGAACCGCAGAGCGCCGTTCCAGGTCGCCCAACCCCTGATCGCCGGTCAGTTGGTATGTGGTCGGATTGGAACCCTGAACCAGCGGAGGCGGTGGATTGGCAAGGGCTTCCTTGACCGCAGGAAGGTCCGTCGCCGCACTGGCAATACGCTGCCCCGCAGCCGCTTGCCTGCCGGCTTGCGTGAACGGCGCGAGATAGTGGCTCACCGTTGGGGCCACGGCGTTGTAGCCACCCTTGAGCGCCGCCGCGATACCGATTGGCACCGATCCACCGGCAATGTTGCCGGCGAGTTCCGCCAGCGGTGCATACTGTGGTGGCGCAGCTTCCTTTGCATATTGGCCGGCGCCGCCGCCCATCGCTCCAGCCGTTGCCATCATGGGGGCCGAACCAGCACCGAATGCCTGTTGCAGCGCGCCTGGGATGCCTGCCATCGCCGGGATCGCCCGAGCCCCAGCCCACGGGAGCACCATCGAAGCGGCACCCGAGCCAGCGGCACGCGCGACACGATCCAGTTCATTACCCTGCGGCACGGTGCGGGGGTCGGCTCCGATGTAGCCTTGGGCGCCTTTCCACCAATCGGAACCGAACACCGGATTCGTGATCTGCGCGGGATTGTCCGGGGGCGCCGGCGCACCGAGGGCGGCGTTGATCGGGCGAGCCAGAGCGGCGGCGCCCCGGATGCCGGCGTTGATGGCTCCCGTCGCCGCATCGACAGGCATGCCGAGGACGTTTGCCGTCGTCTCGCTGATGACTGCACCGAAGTTAGCCAACACGCCGCCGCTATTGGATGGGGGCGGCGGGGGCACCTTTCCTTGTGCCGCCATTGTCATGAGCGCATCGGGATCGAATGGCGCAGGAGAGACTGTGATCGCTGGTTGCGGAAGCGCCTGAGTGGAATCAGGGCTTCCCCCTCCACTCTGCTGCCGCAACCGAACCATCGTAGCATCAAGATCTGGGGTCGGTGGCATTGATCCTGTATTCTGCCAGCCTGATCCGGGCTGTCCTGGCGCCGCTGACGGATCAATATTCGTCTTGCCGCCAACGTCGATGACCGCACTGTAGGTCGGCACGCCTTCATTCGTTGACGCAGGAGGAGGTATGCCCAACTTCCCCTGCGCCGCCTGTGTCATCAGGGCGTCGGGATCGAACATTATTGCGTGGCCTGCTGCGTCGGTGCTTGCTTCTGCGGAGCACCACCATCAGAGCCGGTCGGTGGCAGGTTTCCGAACAACCCAGCATCCCGAGCGTACCTGTATTCCTGCTGCATATGAGGGATCGCCAAACGCCCCTCCGGGGTCTGCTGCATCCTTGAAAACATCGCCTGCATGTCGCTTTGCCCGGTGGGTGTTTGGGACATCCGGTTGATTAAGAATGCGATCGGAGACACTTTGCTGTTGAAGTCCACATTGAAGTCTTGCGGATGGCTGATGTAGCCCTGCGCGACTTGCTGTTTCGCCAGCCGGAAGTCGTTAAGAGCCTGCCACTGATCGGCGATCTGCCCGAAGCCCTGTGCGGACGTAGTGGGCTGCGGAAGCGTCTGGCCGATAAGGTTGTATTCCTGCACGGCGGCGCGAGACGAGACATCGTGAACGGCCGTCCGTAGCAACATGCCAGAACTTTTGTTGAACGCCTGATAGTCCGACAGTGGCTTATCGAGGCCGGGATCGGGGTTGCCCAGCAAATGCGCCGTTGCGGAGAGCCATGCCCGAGCGTCTCCCTCGAAATTGGCGAACTTGCCCATGTCCCAGGTCTGCGAGTCGTTCCGCAGATTGTCGAACAGGTAGTTGCCTTCCTTCGCCGAGGCTGCGTCAGCGTCGATCTTATCAAATTGCTCGGCGATGTGCGTGCCACGGGTATCCATGAAGTGACTGAGTGTCGGCGGAGGCGCCACCGCCTGACCGCCAGCGGCCGGTTCCGGAGCGTCACCAGGCTTCATCGGTTGGCCCTGAGCGTTCAGTTGGCCGAGGCCGGTGCCACCGACGTTCGCCCATTCCACCTGGCCGGTCTGAGGCTTCCAAACGGGTTCGACTTCGGAGCCGCGGCCCAGATACTTCCAACCACCGTTCCCGTCGCCGGTAAAGATGTTTCCATAGCGGTCGTTCGTGATGGTTCCAGATGCTTTGCCGATGGCGGTGGCGGCGGCGATGGAACCGGCAGTCGTAAGTTGGACGCCAGCCTTTCCAGCCTCCTGTGCCGTCGAAGTCGGCCCCGCCAACGCCAGCGCCCGGTATTGCTGCGCGGCCTGGCGCAGCACGGCGGGATCACCAACCGGCGGCATCACAGGCAAGCCTTGGCCCTGCCAGAACTTCGCGCGGTTCTGCTGCTGTTCCAGTTGGTTCGCCTGCGCCTCGTAATTCTGCGCCATGCCGAGTGCGCTTTGGGGGGTAACGCCGCTGGCATTTCCGGCGCCCGCGCTCGCTGCTGCGGCCGGAGGAGCGCCGGCATACCCCCATTGCGCCATCCTGGTCATGCCTTTGTTGACATAACCCGGAACGTCTGCCGATGGATTGCCGCCGTTGTAGCCAGCAAGCGCCCCGGCGGGATCGCCCTTCGCTGCCTGCCATTGCTGGCCGAACAGTTTTGCCGAGGCGTTCAAATTGGTCTGCGGATCGCGGAGTTGATCCGCCGTCATGCCGAGAGGCCCGAAGTTGGACGAGTTGACCTGTCCAATTCCAACATCCGTTGTGCCGTTCTTGTTCTGATTATCGGGAACCTTCGGGTTCCAGCCACTTTCGTTGTGAACGGCGGAAATCCATGCCGGGATGGCCTCGGCAGGGAGCCCCTGACTGAACGCTGCATTGATCGCCATGCGGCGCGTGGCGTCGTCGGGAAGCGAGTTGAGGGCTGCCACCGTCACGGAACCGGCCTGCGGAGAAGGTGGCTGACCGGAAGATGCCTGTTGAGCGCCCCCGGCGACTGGCGAGGGGGACGCTTGCTGAACTGGCGCGGCACCCGAGGGGGGTCCGCCCTGCCCCGCAGGAGACGCCCCCATCGGACTCCCGTTCGTCATCGACTGAAGAAGATCGGGGTTCTGCCAGATGTTCGTGAGCGCCTGATTGCGGGCAACGGTTAGCGGCAGACCGGACGCGGTTGCGATGTTCTGCATCCGCGCGCCTTGAATCTGCTGCTGCTGCGCCTGCATCCGCTGGGCATTCCCGGCACCTTGCATCATGCCGCCAGCCCCCATGCCAAGGACGGCACCAATCGGCGTCGGCATACGGGTAGGCATCGCGGCTTGGGCAAAGCCTTGCGCCATCCCAGCCAGCGTGTTCACGCCGGGGTCGGAGAGAGCATCCATCAGTGCTGAACCGCTCATGGCGTCAACGCCTTGATGTAATCGACCGCCATCCCAACCGGCGTATGGATCACCGCTCCGGGCCGCTCTTTCTCGATATCCTGCGCCATCAACCCAATGTGGCGCGTCATCGGGCCATCCCACTTATAGCGGAACGTATAGAGTGGGAATCCGCTATCCGACTCGCCAACCTTGTGAATATCGGTTTTGAGACGACGATCAGAAAGCGCCAGGTATCCGAGCATTCCGAGAGAGCCAAGCCCGGTTGCGGCACTCGTCACGTTCGACAGCGTGTTCGAGAAATACGGCTGTGTCGTGGTGCTGCTGCTGTATTGCGGCGTCCCAACAACGGCGTTTTCCTCAAGCCCAAGCTGATTCCACGGCAGCATTTGGCCGTAGTTGTAACCAGCCACGTTGGCGTTCAGTTGGTTCTGTTGGTTGGTCTGTGCCATCCCGGCGGTGTTGAGCGCCGTGGACAAGTCCTGAGACTGAGCCTGATCGACCATCGGGGCCGCCAGGGCAGTACGGGTCTGGTTGCCCTGCTGGTTGATGAGGTTATTCGACGCCTGCCCGGCGGCGCTGTTCTGAATACCTTGGTTGGCTTGATATTGCTGCTGCGCCAAGCCGGCAGCGGCATTCGTCGCGGCAGACGCCGAGGCGGCAGACGCCAATCCGGAATCCGATCGGTTGCCGTTCGTGAAACTGGCCTGAGCGCCTGGCATCGCTTGAGCCAGCGCATTGCTGATCGCCGTATTGTAGGTCGGAGAATTGGCCGGATTTAGGTACGACGACGACATTTCATTGTTGAGGACATTATTCGCCCCCGTGAAGGCATTAGACGCCTGCGCTGTGTAGCCGGGCGACAACGCCGAGGACTCATACGAATTGGCCGCATTTAGGCCGGTGTCGCCCTCACCGGACCCGTAATTGATGAGATTATTGGCGGCTCCGGTCTGCTGCGAAGTCATCGGCGCGTAGGTGTCTCCGCTGTAGTATTGCGGAACCGCCGACGTGTCGAGGTTCTGGGCCTGCGAGTAGATGCTTTCCAGCGCCGGCTGTTCGGCCGACCATGGCGTATTCGAGGTCGTGGTGGTTGTATTTCCGGAGGGAGAACTACCCATCACCCGATGACCTTCTCGCTGAAGACATGCGACGGACGATATCCGGGAAGAATGGCGGCATAGCGAGGTGCCGCCACGGCTTCCATAATCGTGCAACCCAACCGTTCCTTCGCAGCGCGCTCAACGACTGGCAGAAGATGTCGCCAGCGAAGCGGCTGATTCCCGACCAGACCGATGATCCGAAGCGCCTTGGCCCTCGGATAGACCATGACTTCCGTAACCATGACGCAAAGGATATCGGCGCCTTCGACGGCAAGCCAAAGCTGCAACTTTCCGGCCGCGAGGGCCGCAAGGTAGTCGGATGCCTCGCAGCGCCCGAGCGTGCTGGCCGCGATCTTGGCCAGATGCGGACGAACCCTATCGGCCCAGCGAAGCAAATCGGCAGGACCGATGAAAAGGGGGTGAACGCCTGAATCGAGGCCGTCGAACATTACTGCGTCCCGCCCCCCTGTGTGCCGCCATGCAGCATCGCCAGCAGCCACGGAGGCAGACCACCACCCATTTGTGCAGCGGCGGCCGTTGGAAAGCCCTGCGGCCCGGCGGTCCCGGATGCACCCGGCGGCGGCGCAAGCGGCTGCGACTGAACGGCACCCACTGGCGCGGCTTGGTTGCCGGCCGGGAGCGTGGGCGCCTGATTACCCCCGGGCTGCACGCCAGTCTGCGTGCCCTTGAGTTGCTGAAGCAACTGCTGAACCTGGGGACTGACACCAGACTGCGCCGCTCCTGGTGTTCCGGGCGCTCCCTGCATTCCCATGGGCTGGCCGGCCTGCGCGCTTGCATTCATCCCCGTGGGCTGTTGAGGGCGCGCTGCGGGCCCGATGTAATTCGCCATCGGCGTCCCGGTCTGGGCGGCCTGCATCGGCCCCGGCGCGGCTGCCGTGGCCGGTTGCATGCCGGGTTGGCCGGCGCCCATGCCGCCCTGACCTTGGGCGCCCTGCATCTGCATCAGCATCGCTATCAACTGAGGCGACAAGCCGGCGCCCGCACTCGGAGCCATTCCTCCGGCCCCGACACCAGTTCCGGCCTGCCCCATTCCCTGCGCGCCATAAAGTGACATCATGTTGGTTATCCTACCATACCGAGGGTAAACGTTCTATCCGTCTGAGCACTGACCGCATGGTGAATCGTGGCCGAACCGTTGGTGCAGACCGCATATAGCTTACCGCCGGCCGCATCGGCGGCAGCATCGGGGGTCGTGGGATGGAAGATGAAGGCGGTCTGCTGCGAGATGCGACTGTCCGTTACGGTGGTCTGAGCAGCACCTGGCTCAAGCGTCACGTAGAGGGTGCAGTTCAGATGGCCGGAGTTGATGCGGTTGATAGCTCGGGCCATTTGCTGGCGGTGCTGCGTTTCGTCCGGGCTGTCGATCTGCACGGACGGCCGCCCCGGCGGTTGAACGGTGCTCATCGGGTGCCTCCAGGAATGGCGGTCACATCGACACCGACGATATGCGTCCACGCCGCCCCGGCCGGGATCGACACTTCCGCGTTGTGGTAGCGGCCATCGCTGCGTTGCGGACACTCCCCGGCCACGTTCGGCGTCACCGAAGGACCGAATACTTCCGGGTCATACAACTGGACTCTTGCGGCCATCGCCACACTCGGCGTCCCGGCGTTGATGTCAACCAACGGGCGGCAACTTTGCACGAAAGTCCGCTTCCCCTCCGTCAGTTGGATCGTTTTCGTCGCCACCTGAGCGGCCATATTCGGGCCAGTGAAGTAGGTCAGTTCGTGCGCTGAGTTGATGGCCGATAACTGAAGCGCGCCGCCTATCCAGATCGCGCTATCCAGCGATGCCGGAAGCGTGTCGAGGTCAGTAAAGCCGAGCGCATACATTCCATCCAGCGTGACGCCGAACGTCAATGAGCGTAAAATCCATTCCAGCGTAGCGGTGGGGAACGTGGCATAGGCCGCCCGTTGAATGTCCCATCGGTAGATCAGCATCGTATCGCATTCTCCAGAGGACGATGCTATCGAAGGGAAAATCCAAACGGCTGCCTTGTTGGCGACAAATGCCGCGCCCACGACGTTCCACAAAAACTGCTGGTTAACGGTAGCCAGAAACCACTTATCGAATTTGTTGGCCCCCAGGGGAGTCGAGTTTGCGCCGTCGAAAACGTAGAAACCGTCTTCTCCCAGGTAATAAACCAAGGAACCGATGGAGATGATGGAGTTAGGCGCCGGGCAGCCGCGAACATTTTCGGTCGGGAAGAAATCAAACACATCCGGAGGGCCGACAAACAAACCACGCCACACCGCATGCCGGAAGAAGATTGCCGCGTCGGCGTTGGCAAGGCTATCGACGAGCCCCGTTATCTCCCCAAAATTGCCCTCGAAGTCGTTGTAGTCCGACATGGACTCTATGGCTTCATTCGTGCCAGGCGCCGGCCACGACGTTGCGTCATTGGATGCCGACCACCAAACCCTCTTTGGGCCAAGGCCGCCGACCGGATCATAGGTGTTGCCGAGCATGAGGAAGTTCTTCGGCGTGCAGATGTGCCGGGCATTGGGGGGGGCGCCGGACTGATAGTTCCATTGTGCGCCAGCGGCGGACTGATAATTCCAGACAACCGCCGTTCCAGCCACATATTCCCACCCAGCAGCGCCATGATAGGTAAAGTTCCAGCGGCACGCCTGACCGACCTGATAAGACCATTGGCACGTTCCATCCGCGATGTCGGAACTCACGCCCGATGGCCCGGCGCCGCTCGATGCCGAGGTGCCGGTTTGAATCAGCAGATAGACGTTGCTGCTGGCAACGACGCGGGTTCCCGCCGTCGAATAAGCAGTCGATGCCGCCCACGGCGCGGCGATGAAGTCCCAGACGCAGGTATTGTCGGCGATCCCCCCGGTCGTGCCGGTTGGGCCGCCGCTTGCCGCCGATGTTCCGGCCTGCGCTAACTCATAGACATTCCCGCCGTTGGAAACGAGCGTGCCGAGAACCGAATACACGGTGTTGGCGACCCATGCAGCGATGGCGCTTCCATCGGTGATGCCGCCGCCAGTTCCGCTTGGCCCCGTTCCTGTCGATGCTGAAGTCCCGACCTGGGCCAGCGTATAGACGTTCCCATTTGCTGAGACGGTGACGCCGAGGGTCGGATAGACGGTAGCGGCCGTCCACGGAGACGCCGTGTAGCCGTCAACGATGAGACTTCCGGTGCCGCTTGGTCCGGTTCCGGACGCCGCCGACGTGCCCGCGACGACAAGCTGATAGACGTTCCCATTTGCCGAGACGCGCATGTTAAGGGTCGAGTATGCCGTCAGCGGCGCCCATGCCGTAGCGGTCAGGCCATCGACGATGCCGGTTCCGGTGCCGGTCGGCCCCGTTCCAGTTGCGGCCGACATGCCGCCCGTCGTCACGATATAGACGTTCGACCCGGCAAGGGCCGTCGTTCCAACCGCATAGGCCGTGCTGGGCTCCCATGCCGAGGCCGAAACTCCATCCACAATCCCAACGCCAGTTCCGGTAGGGCCGACACCAGTTGCCGCCGACGTGCCGGCTGCGGTCAGGACATAGCGGTTGCCGCCAGCCAGAACGTAGGAGCCCACAACCGAATATGCCGTCGAATGCGCCCACGCCGGAGCCGTCATCAGCGGCCCGAAAGCGGCAGACGATCCCAGTGCGAAGGACTGCGGTGTGTCACCAAAGTTTGTCGAGATCACGCTGTCGTTGAACAAGGCAAAGCGCCAGCTATCGCCAGGTGCCGTCGAATAAGCGGCGCCGGATACATCGACCCACGCCGGAGCAGTGCCAGTCAGATTATAGAGTTTGTCGGCCGTCCCGGCGAACAGGCCAACCTCTTGGTCGTTTCCTTCAACGCAGACCGCGCCGAGGCACTGCCCGTCCATGGCGTTCGTGCTATAGGGTGCCGTGGCGGGAAGCGGGCCATAGGATTCCGTTGTCACCGGCACGACATTGATGGCAATCGACGTTGCGTCCGCAAGGTCCGGCTGATCCGGCATCCAAGGCGCCATGGGAAGGATTGGGGGCATCACATATATCCGCGGCTTGCCCGAAGTTTCCCCGGACCACCCGAGCGTCGCGTCGATTCTGCCTTCAGCCGCCCGAGTTCGCCCGGCAGTCCCGGCCGGTTCGGATCGCCAAAAACGGCGCGTTCGCAAATCTGGGCCTGCCCCTCATCGCGGATGATATCGCGGAACAGAAGCATTTTCGTGGCTTGGCGGATCAGGCGTTCGGCCCGGTTCGTCCAGCAGTTGTAATCAGCATCATTGACGAGGGGGGCGAATCGAATGGTGGCGTCAAGGATAAGGGGGTACTGTCCATTCGGAACTGGGTAAATCCTCAGCGTGCCATCCTCTTGAATCGCCCAATCTGTTGGTAATCCCTGCCATGTGGTTGAAATGCTTTGATCGTCAATCCATTGCGGAGTTCTGTTGTTTAATGGATAGCGATTGGAAAAAGCCAACACCAAAACTTTACTGATATGTGGCATGTTGATAAGGATCGGCAAATCGGTGTTGCTGTAAAACTCCTTTCCGGGAGTTGTTTGAAGGTCAGACAGCGATCCAGTCACAGACCCGAAAGACCTGATATTATTGAAATAATACGTCTCACGTTCAAACATGAGGATGGCGTCTTGGATCGCATTCTGAATGTCGGACGGTTGCGGGCTTCCCAGAACCTCGTTAGCGACACGGGACTGAAGCTGGGCGTAGGTATTCGCTCCGGCATTAGCCGTTGGATCAAGTTGTGGATATCCCTGACCGTCAAAAAGCGCCTGTCCCGAGGCTGGATCGCGCAGGTATGCAATCTCGATGATCGACACCGGCTACCCCTTGCAACGCCGCGTGTGAAGATGCGCGCCGTGCCGTTTTAGGCCCTTACCGCACCGCGGACAAACAACCTCCGGCATGGGTTCCGTCGCCGGTGCCGGAGGCGCTTCGTCGCGGACGAGTTGTTCAGCGGCGGCGGACCACCAAGCCAAGGCCCGCACCGCCGCCACCGTCATCGGCTATTCCTCGTCGTAGGTGCTCATCTTCCGCACCTTCGGACGGCCACCATCGCCCTTGCTGGCGCGGCCGACTTCCATATCGACACGACCCAGCGCGCCGGGGCCAACGCGAGGGCCTTCCTCGGCCTGGCGCGACGCGGAGCCACCCATGCCGGAACCGTCTCCGACGACTTCGGTATGTTTCCCCGACCCGCTGGTGCCGATCTTGAACCTGGCCACATTTGCCATCTCTTTGTCCTTCCTTACGGGCTGGCGGTATAGCTGATCTCGATCACCATGACGCCCTGCAAGGCAGTCGTCGCAACGTGCGTGGTGGTGACGAGAATCTGGGTGTTGGTCGTCGCCGAGAAGCCAACGGTTCCAGCCACGTTGGCGGACTGAATGCCGCCGCCCTGGCCGATCGTCGAGGCTGCGATAAAGGCCGCCAAGGCCCCGGTATAGCCGGCCTCGATGACGATGCCCGCGCTGCTGTCCAACGATCCAGTGTCGATCTTCACGTTGGACAGGTAGCAGCCTGCGGGGAGGGTCGGGCCGACGATGGTATCGCCGCTTGCCAGCGCGGTCGTCAGCGTCACCTTCCACTGCTCGACGGTGGCGCCGAAAGCGTTGTATTTCGGCAATTCGGTGGTGCCGCTCAGAACGTTTACCGCGTTCCAGGTTGCCATGTCTGTGCCTCCTTAGTGCGTGGTCGCGTAGGACGACATGACGATGGTGGCGAAGTCGGCCGAGTTGAACACGGTCTTCTTCAGCCCCCAGATCAGGCCAGCCGAGACGCCCAACTGATTCTCGTAGTCGAACAGTTCCTCAACCCAAGTGAACTTGTTCACCGAGTTGTCGCGACCGAAGCCGATCATCCCAGCCTGCGCGCCACAGAACACCGCGCGCCGAACGGTCGTGATCGCCGCGTTGCCGGACGGATTGTATCCCTGCGGCACCCGAGCGTCTTCATGCAGGATACAGCCGTTGTAAACGCCGAGGCTGCCGTCGAAGATCGGGTTATCGTCCACGAGGCCGCCCGTCATGGCTGCCTTCTGGATATCGAGCCACTGGCCGGTGCTGGTCGATGTCCGGAGGTCCGTGACCTGATAGGGATGCAGCCAACCGACGTAGAACTTCTTGCCGCCGACCTGGATGGGCCGGATGGCTGGAGTCAGCGTCTTCGCGCGTTCGATGGCTTTGTCGATCATCGACAGCGAGAAGATGTTGGTGCTACCCAACGTGGTGTCGTTGGCGCCCGCCTGCGCGTTGGTATAGTGGTTGGAGTCCGGCGCGATCGTGGCCTGAAGTCCGGTCCATCGGATGTCGCTGGAAGTCAGCGCGGGGGTGGACGGCCCGAGATTGCCGGCAAGCTGGTTAAAGCCGCCCCAATCGAGGCGATCGGCCCACCAGTCGCGAAGGCCGGACAGCGCCTCGTCGCGGACGCTGAAGGGAACGCGCTGCTGGATCGGATTGTGAAGGAGAAGCTGCTGAGAGCGCGGGGCGTTTATGGATTTTTTGCGGCGAACGCGACGGGCGACGATGTGGAGTTGTACACGGATGAAAGCCGAGAGACAGCACTCACGCAGGTTCATTTTCTGCGGCAGCAATCGGATCGCGAAGGGAATGAGCCGTGCAGGTGCCTGGCGGATTTTGTTGCGCCGAAGGAGACGGGGCTGGCGGATTCTATCGGTGCATTTGCGGTGACGAGCGGGTTTGGATTGAAGGAATTGTGCGACCAATTCAGAGCGGCGCACGACGACTACAACGCGATCATGGCGGAGGCGATTGCCGACCGGCTGGCCGAGGCGTTTGCGGAGTGCCTGCATAAGCGCGCGCGAGAGGACTGGGGTTATGGCCGCGACGAGAAGCTAAGCAGCGATGAGCTGATTCACGAGAAGTATCGTGGGATACGGCCGGCGCCGGGGTATCCGGCTTGCCCCGATCACACAGAGAAGGGCACGTTGTGGAAGCTGCTCGATGTGAAGAAGAGTGCGGGAATTGAGCTGACAGAATCGTTTGCGATGTGGCCGGGGTCGAGCGTGAGCGGGTTTTACCTTGCGCATCCGGCGAGCCGGTACTTCAGCTTGGGGAAGATCGGCCGCGACCAGGCGGAAGACTATGCGCGGCGCAAGGGAATGAACGTGGCCGAGGTGGAACGCTGGCTGGGGCC